ATGAAGAAGTGGGCCACGTGCCTAGTCGCCGTTGGGTCCGCAATCGCCGTTGGCCTGGTGGTGCGCCAGATCGTCCACGACCTCTCCGACAACGCCGAACTGTGGACATCCGTCACGGATGCCGTGGAGGGCTGAGCCTTCCGAGGGGCTATGGCGCAATTGGTAGCGCACCTGCTTTGCAAGCAGGGGGTTACGGGTTCGAGTCCCGTTAGCTCCACTTGATATTCCCCCGGAACCGCAACGGAAAGTGGTTCCGGGGTTTTCCCATATCAACACTTCCCATCAACATCTGGCGCACATCCGCTGTTGACAGGACGATTTTTAGCGTCCACAGCACCGCCTCCGCCATGGCGGTCAGATGCAGAAAAGAGCCCCCGCCCTCGGATGAGGGCGGGGGCTCTTCGTGTGCGGCCGCTACTCCGGGCCGGGGCCGCCGCGCAGGTCTGCGACCTGGTCAGCGAGCGCGTCGAGGCGCTTCCACAGGCGCACGTGCGTGTCGTGCGACTGCTCGTCGAGGGAACGCTGGGAGGACTCGCGGGCCACGCGCTCGTCGTGGATCTCCTCGGCGATCTGGGCCTGGCGGCGGTCCACGCGGCCCACGCGCTCGTCGACGGCGCGGACCAGGCCCGAGATCGCGTCGAGCTGCTCGCCGTGGGCGCGCAGCGTCTCCCGCAGCTCCCGGGCCGTGGCGCCGACCTCGGAGACCTGGTCCCCCACGGACCAGGTCGTCTCGATCGCCCGATCCAGATCATCCCTGACATTCGTCTCGTGATTGTTCTGGATCTCCTGCTGGGCGGTCTCGGCGGCGCGGCGGGCCTCTATCGAGGTCGCCAGCACGTGCGACAGTCGCTCGTCCAGGCGCGCATAGACGCGCCTGTAGACCAGTGCGCCGAGACCGCCGACCCCGGCGATCGCTGCGAGGACCAGGCCGATCAGCGCGTCGACGAGACGCGGATCGGACAACAGGTCACGCACCAGAGGAATCCTCCTCGCGGTCCGGTCCGGTGGCCTGAGCGGGGGGACGGGTTTCGCCGCCGGGGGTGGCATAGCCGATCCACTCGATGAGGGTGTGGCTGTTGATGCGGATCGCGGACATCACCTGGTACACGGACCAGGCGACGCCCAGGAACATCGACAGCTGGGTGAGGAGCATCTGCCAGGTGGCCGGGTAGTGCCCGGATACCCAGACCGCGGCGGTCACGATGGCGCCGATGACGGCGACGACAGTGACCCGGCGCCGCCGGGTCCACCACGGTTTGTCCAGGCCAGCCTGGATGAGCGGCCAGAGCAGGCCCGCCCACACGGTGATGATGAATGGGTCCGTGTGCAGGCCCAGCAGCAGTTTGTTGATGTCCATGAGGGTTCTCCTCTTCTCTCAGGGTTTCTCGGCGCCCGCCAGTGCGATACTGACGGCGGAGTTGGTGGCGGGCCCGTAGATGCCGTCGACGACGGCGCCGACGGCGGCCTGGACGGCCTCGACGGTTCGGTCGTGCGCGGCCTCGGAGGCGGGACCCCAGATGCCGTCGGCCTCGGTCCCGACCACGCTCTGGGTGAACTCGACGCCCATGGGGAACGTGACGCCGCCCCATTCGGAGGCGGAGGCGACGGCGAGGACGCGGGCCTGGGTGTTGGGCCCGCACACGTTGTCGGCGGCGGCGCCGACGGCGCGCTGCAGCGCCTCGATGTTCGTGTACCCGGACTCGGTCGACGTCCCGTAGGAGCCTCCGCCGTCCCACTTGCCGTTGTCGATCATCCAGGCGAGCACCTGGTGCATGTCCACCCAGCCGAGGATGTCCGCCTCGTACCTGTACTTGACCAGGACGCCGTTGCCGTTGTCCTGGGATCCGCCCATCGACGTGTTGCCCTCGATGGCGCGGAAGAGCTCTGCGGCGGGGTCGGGCCAGGAGACGCCGACGTGGTCTGCGACGCCGTCGCCGTGCCACTCGTAGATCGCCTGGCGGCCGTAGCCTGACTCGTCGCGCCAGGCGCCGATCCGCTCGGCGAAGGTCTTGATGTAGGGGACGTACAGCCACCACGCGGCGTTCATGAGGTTCACTCCGGCCTGGAGGAACCCCCAGACCTGGAAGGCCCCGCACCACGCGGACCCCCTGAAATCAGACCTGCCGATGGCATCCCAGTACTTGTTCCCGCCGACGTGGCCGGCCTCGCCGAGCATGGCACGCACGGCCGTGTCGACCGCGCTCACGACGCGGGGGTCGTTGGGGGAGCAGCTCACTGCGCACCCCCGTCCCCGTCGGCGGCGGTCTCGCCGGGCGGCTGGATCGCGTTGCGCTCAGTGAGACGCTGCATGAGCTCGCGCTCCTCGTCAGCGGACGAGGGCATGATCGGACTAGACATGACGTATCCCCTTCCTATGGGTGTGGGAAAGCCCCCGAGCCGGATAACTCAGGGGCCTGTGGTGAACCATCCGGGTTTCTGGACAGTTGGGTCGATGGAGTCAGGTTTTGATGATGAAGTTCAGCGCCATGTACGGCGGCATGATCGAGAACGGCTGGTCGCCGCCCGTTTTCTTGGCGACTGCGCGGTCGATGTTCCCGCCTCCGAAGTCGGCAATGCCCTGCCACTGACTGCCTCCCGCGAAGTTCGTCTGGTAGATGGCCGCGCCATTGGACCAGGCGGAGACCTCGCCGCCGATCTGGTGCTGATGCGAGGGCATCTCCGCCGTCGTCAGGCGGTGGGTCTCCGCACCTCCCACCTGGTTGAGGGGGTGCTGCACGTTGACTCCGAGCACGAACCTGCCCCGCAGGTCGGGGACCCGGAAAGTGAACCCATTCCCGAAGACCTTCGCGAGCTCGGGATAGGTCTTCCTGTCGTACTGGGCGCCGTCGCACAGGAGCCACCCCTGGGGGGCTGCGGATCCCGCGTACTGGGCGATCACCCCCGGGGGCGTGACCACGGTGATGGCCTCGCCGGGGTCCCCTTTCTCGCCACGCGGGCCCATCTCGCCCGGCTCCCCCTTGGGGCCCGGGTCCCCCTTGTCGCCCTTCTCGCCGCGCGGACCTCTCGGGCCCGGCTCCCCTTTGGGGCCGGGCGGCCCCTGTTTGCCGGCCTCCCCGCTGCCCGTTCCTGGCGTTATGTAGGCGTTCGGATCGGAGCGGGTGTGGGCGATGACGTGCATCGCGCCGTCGAGGATCTGCACCAGCACGCGATCACCGGGAGCCATCTTCGTGTGGAGGAGCTGGTCCCCCATGTCGATGCCGCGCACGGTCTTCTCGTAGTCGACGTAGTTGTCGTCGCCGTCCAGCTCGATGATGAACCGGTGCTTCCTCTCGGTTTTGCGCACGGTGCCCCACCTGTAGGAGGGCGCCGCGTCAAGCCGGCGCTTCAACTCGGCGACTACCCCAGCTAAGTACCGGATCTCCTCGCTCATAGGTCCTGGACCTCCTTCAAGGTCGTGCGCACCAGTCCCGTGGGGGACAGGGAGTACTCCATCTCCTGGACGGCGCACCGCAAGCGCACCCCCTGGGACTCGAACCCGACGACCTCGCCAGGGGAGATCCGCACGGGCATGTGCTCGATGACCAGGGTCGCCGCGGGCGTCGACTTCTCGATGAGGAGCCGCCGCGCGAACGTGTTGATGTCCGCCTGGGTCGTGGCCTTCACGCCCGTCTCCACGTGCACGATCGGACGCCCACGGCGCGGCGTGGAGTAGGGACTGGACGGGTCGGTGTTCTCCGCGACCCCCACCAGTGGCGCCCCTGTCGAGTCTCCTGCGCCCACGCAGACGACCTTGCTGGGAACGTTGAAAACGTCCCGGTCGATCGTCCACGCGGCGGAGTGGATTGCCCTGTCCCCCTCGCTGAACGTGAATACGGTGGGGCGTTGGGCGGGGCGCACATAGGGGGCGGCGTGCAGTGTCCCCCATCCGTCGGGGCGCAACGCCGCGTACCCGATCGCCGCCAGCATGTCGTTGACGACGGTGAGCATCGACGTGCCCGCGTCATACGCGTACTCGCCCTCCACACCGGTCCGCCGCTGGAACTGGGTGTAGTCCCCGACCACCCTGGCGCCGCTGCGGCGCGCCAGCGCGCACAGCACTATGGGGTGCAGCTGCGACTTTGCGACCGCGTACACGCTGTCGAGAGCGTCGCGGTCCACGTAGGACAGCATCGACTGCAGCTCGACCTCGCGGGTGCGCTGGTGGTCATCGACGCTCGTCGTCGGAGCCGACATGACGAACGTGCCGACCGGCCAGCCCGGCAGCCCCTGGGGCTCGTAGTACACGCGGCAGTGCGCGTGCAGCCAGTCGATCTCCTGACTGGTCTCCGTCAGCCGCAGGCGCCCCGACGCGCGGAGCCGCGACGTGGCCGACAACGTCACGGACCCGGACTCCACACCCTCCAGGAGCCCTATATCACTGCCCTCCGGGGTCGTCAGCATGACCTGGAACTCCGCCTGGCGGTCCCCCCACACCTCAGCCACGCCCCACCTCCGTCAGCCTCGCCGTCACCTTCCACACTCCCCCGACCTCGCGGTCCAGGGACACGTCCGACAGCGACCCATACAACTTGCGGCCCATGGGGTCGCGGTACATGAACGGGGCCGGCATGTACGCCAGCTCCTCCACAGCCGCGCGCTCGCGCACGGACGCGTCCAGGAGCGTCGCCGAGACCGACACAACGCGCTGGCGCTGCGTGCCCGCCATCTCCACACCCGCCGCGCGGCCCGCGAAGTACTTCACCTCGCGGTTCACCAACCCCACACTCATGCCAGTCCTCGGATCCCACGCCAAGCGCAGCGCCCGGCCGAATCCCGCCCCGGCGTTGATCCAGATCGACTCCGAGTCCGCGAGCGCCTCGACGGTCGTGGTGATCGAGGAGGGCAGGGCGCTGGTAGCTGTGCACCGGTAGGTTGTGGTGCCCGCGGAGAGGGCTTCGCGGTCGGTGAGCATGGTGGATGGGGGGAGGTGGTCGGCGACGGTCTCCCATGTGGTGCCGCCGTCGATGGAGCGCTCGAGTCGTGTCTCGACGGCGGGCGGAGTTTTGCCGCCCGCGGGTACTGCGGGTGAGGCGATGGAGACGATCTGATGGCCCTCCGCGTCGTCCCACGTGGTGGTGACGATGGGGGCGGGGGGTGTGGGGTACTCGATCGTGTACGCCCTGGACAGGGTCGTGGTGAGCCCGTAGCCGTCGGTGACGGCGACGCGCACCGTGTAGGCGCGTTTGTTCTCCAGGCGGGCGCGGAATCGCAGGTTGGCGCGGGTGAAGTCGGGGGCGGCCCCGAGGATGGACGCCGGGCCTTTGATCTGCTCGATGACAGCGCCGGCCTGGTCGAGGAGGCTCGCCTCAACGCGGGCTGTTGTGGGGGAGGATCCGGTGGGGTGGGTGACGACGATGGTCCCCGCGAACACGGATTGGGTGATGGTGGTGTCCTCGGGGGCAAGTGAGACTACCGGGGGATTGGTGACGAGCGTGCGGCGCGCGGTCGTCCAGTCGGAGTACTCCTTGTAGGCGCCTTTGGTGCGCACTTGGAACTCGATGTCCCCGGTCGGCAGGTCCAGGACGCGGGTCTGGGCGGGGCCGGTGACGGTGACGGTGGTCCATGCGGCGGTGTCGGCGAGGCGCCAGCGGATCTCCGCCCTCTCCTGCCATGTGTCGTCGAGGCTGTTGTGGGTCCAGGTGACGGTTGTGGCGCCCGCAGCGGCGTACTGGCCGGGTGCTTGTATCCCGGGGACGCCGGGTTTTTGCAGGACCTGGATGGTGTTCGATGCTGCGGACCGTTCGGATTCCAGGGCGTCGGTCTTCACATACGCGTAGTACGTGTGGGGGACCTGCAGGTCGGCCTGGTCGTGGGTCCAGCCGTCGGCGTCGGCGCGCACGGCGCCGACCTTGTCGTCGCCGTCGTAGATCTCGACGGTGGCGTCGCTCGGGTAAGGGAACGAGACGCGCCAGGTGATGCGGATTCGGCCCTGGGCGTCCTTGGTGGCGCGCAGTGCGGTGGCGGGCTTGGGGCGGGTGGACACGCCCCCGGAGGTCGGGGACGGGGGACCGGGCAGGAAGTCGGAGGCAGACCGGATCCAGGTGGGCGGGGTGATGGGGGAGGCGGACACCCTGTACCAGAACCGGTCGTCCTGGTACAGAGACCAGCTGTCGATGACGCTGAACTCGCTGGCATTGTTTCCGTCGGCGTTGATCCAAGCGACTGCGTGCCACTCCCTGGGGTTCCACGGGCCCGAGGACGAGTCCGAGTAGGCGTCCCACCTCTCCACGACGTAGGAACGCACGGGGGAGGAGGCGTCGGCCGGGGCGGCCTTGGGCCAGGTGACCTCGACGCGGGCGCCGTCAGCGAGTAGGCGGGCCCGGCACCACGCCGGAGCCTTCGGGGGACGCGCGGGGCGCGCGGGCAGATCCAGCCACGCCTGCACCGCCGGGTGCCCGCCGTTCCAGATGGGCCCCAGCGAGTAGCCCACGCCCACGGACCGCCCCTGGTTGGGGAGAAGATTCTCCGTCCAGTGGGAGGTCCCCATGTCCTTGTACACGGTGGCGCCCTTCGGCGACGAGAAGGACACCTGCTCGCTGCCGACGCCGACGTTGCCCCACCAGTTGGTGCGGGCCGTGAACTGGTGCCCGTACCCATCGGAGCGCAGCCAGAACTGCGCGTACACCTCGACCTGCCCGGAGACGGGGTCGCCCGTGTACCACATCTCCACGCCGACCGACATGTATCCTGACGACGCTGACCACTGAATCGCCACGTGGCCGCCTCCTGTCTGTCTACTGGTGCTCAGAATCCGATGGTCTGGCGTATCGACGCGCGCGACGCGGGGGCAAGGGCACGCCCCACCTCCCCGGACGCCTCGACGCGCATGCGCCCGACCAGGGCGTCGTCCGCATCGCGGACCACCACGTACTGCGGTCCCTCCACCTGGAGGCCCGCCAAGCCGCTGGCGCCCCCCAGGGACGCGTGGAACCGCAGTGCGCCGGACTCCAGATCGTCGATCTGATCGCGGCCCGCCGCCATCGCGTCCGCGACGGCCGCCTCGAACGACGGGGCACTCTGGCGGGCGCCCTCGGCGAGGGCCTCCACGATCGACTGCCCCGAGTACAGGGTCCACCCGCGCCCGGAGAACGGGCCCTTCTTCGCGGGCGAGAACGGCAGCCAATCACGGATCGCGCCCAGGACGCCGCCGACCGCGTCCACAGCGCTGCTCACCATCGACCCGATGCCGTCGATCAGGCCGCCGATGATCTTCTTGCCGGACTCGACCATCTGCCCCGGTATGCCGGCCAGGAAGCCGAGGAGCTTCCCCGGGATCGACTTGACCAGTTCCCACAGCTGCGGGAGCGCATCGCTGATCCCGGAGACCAGGCCCTTGAGGATCTGGACGCCCGCCTCAAGGATCCTCGGGATGTTCTGCACCAGGGTCGTGACGATCGTCGTGATGATCTCGGGGAGCATCCCCACCAGCTGGGGGATCGCCTGCACCAGGCCAGTGATGAGGGCAACGAGCAGCTGCACTCCGGCCTCGACGACCGCCGGGAGGTTCGCTACCAGGGTGTCCACGACGCTGGTGATGATCTGAGGGAGCATCTCCACCAGCAACGGGATCGCCTGCACCAGGCCCTGGATCAGTGCGGACAGGAGCCCCACGCCCGCCTCGATGATCGCGGGCAGGTTCTCCACGAGCACGCCCACCACGGTCTGGACGATCTGAGGGAGCATCTCCACCAGTAGCGGGATCGCCGCCACCAGGCCGCCGATGAGGGCCTGGAGGACCTGCGTGCCCGCGTCGATCAGCTGCGGCAGCGCCGTGACGATCGTCGTCACCACGGACCCGATGATCTGCGGGACCGCGGCGGTCAACGTCGGCAGGGCCGCCACCAGGCCGCTGATCAAACCCAGCAGCATACCCGTGCCCGCGTCGATCAGCTGGGGCGCCCCCGCCGCCAAGGCGCCCACCAGGGCGGTGAGCACTTGGGGGAGCGCGGCCGTGACGACGGGAATCGAGTCCGCGATCCCCGACGCCAGGCCACGGATGAGGTCCGCGCCAGCGCTTATCAGCCCCGGGAGCATCCCCACCAGGCCCTTGATGATCGTCATGACCATCTCGACGCCCGCCGGGACCAGCTGCGGCAGCCACGACCCCAGCGCCGACACCAGCCCACTGATGAGGAGCCCGGCGTCGGCGAAGAGCACCGGGGCCACCTGCGTGATCCCCTTGATGATCGTCGTGACGGCCTCCGCGCCGGTCTCGATGAGCTTCGGCGCGGCGGAGACGAGCTGCGGCCCGATCTCCGCGATCTTCAAGATCGCGTTCGAGATGAATCCCTGGATCTGGGTGAGGACCTCGCCGCCCGACGCCTGGATGACGGCGCCCAGCCCGGCCACCGCTACCGCCACGATCGACCCGAACGCCAAAACCTTCCCGAACCGGGCCGGGTTCAAGAACATCCCCACCTGACCCAGGAGGCCCTCAGCGGCCGACGACAGCGGCCCAGCGGCCGCCTGGAGCGCCTGCGCGCCCCGCGACCCCACCTGACCCAAGGCGCCCGCGACCCGGCCGCCCAAGCCGTCGAACGCGCGCCCGATCGGCGCCACCCACTCGCCCACCTTCGACGCCGCAGCGCGCACGGGCGCCGCGACCCTCGACCCCAGGGCAGCGAGGGGCTCCGTGACAACCGACATGCGCTCGGCGATCCCCGACCCGAGGGCCTGGAGGCGGGAACCCACCGTCCCCGCGAACTGAGCGGCCGCGTCCCGCACCGCGCCCGCCGCCGACGTGATCCTGCCCGCGACCGCCTCCCCGAATCCGGCCAGGGCCGCAGCGGCCCGCTTGGGCGCACCACCGAACGCGTCCCCCAACACGCTGGCGCGCTCGCGCACCAGGCGCCCCAGATCGTCCAACCGCTCGCCCCACTGCGCCCTCGCCTCCGCGAGCGCCCCCGGGACCTCGCCCAGGTGCGTTCTGACGGCGTCGCCGAGTCCGGACAGGCCGGCGGTGACGGAGGGGATGTCGGGGATGGCGTCGAAGAACCCCAGGATCGCCTGCGGATCCGACAACAGGGACCCCGCGCCCGCGAGCGCGGCGAACCCTCCGGCGGCTGCGGCTGCGGCGCGGCCGATGTCCTCCAGGGTGAGGGAACCGCCCGCCAGACCATCGGCGATGGGCTTGAGCTTCTTGGCGAATGCGTCGGCGTAGCGGCCCGCGGAGTCGAACGCGGGGCCGAGCTGGTCCCCAAGCGAGTTGATGATGCTGGTGAGGGGTTCTTTGATGCGGTTGAGGTTCTGGGTGACGCCCTTTTCGAGGGCGGCCTGGAAGTTCCCCCACGCGCCCTCGAACGTCGTCGCGGTTTTTGCGGCCTCGATGGCCACGTCCGTGAACCCCAGGTCCATGAGTGCCTGGTTGAATTCTTCGGCCGTGATCTCGCCCTTGGCCATGGCGTCCCGGAAGTTCCCGGTGTAGGCGCCGTTGGCCTTCATGGCCTCCTGGAGTTTCCCCGACGCTCCCGGGATTGCCGCGGCGATCTGATTCCAGTCCTGGGTGGCCAGTTTCCCGGCCCCGTTGATCTGGACGAGCGCGAGGGCGACCTGCTTGAAGGTTTCCTTCGTGCCGCCGCTGATGGCGTTGACGTTGCCTGCGGCTTCGGCCATCTTGTCGAAGTCCTTGACGCCGTTCGCGGCGAGCTGGGCGGTGACCGACTGGATGTCGCTCAGGTCGTACACCGTTTGATCGGCGTACTTCTGTGCGGCAGCCGTCAGCTCTTCGATGCGGGACGGATCCACGTCCGCGAACCGCAGGGTGTTCTTGAACTTGTCGGTGGCGTCGGAGCCTTGGATCGCGGCGGGGACGACGGCGGCCATCGAGGCGGCCACGCCGCCGAGCCCGGCGGCGACTCCCCCCAGGCCGATCTTCCCGATCCGTTCCAGGGCCCCGCCGATCCCTGACGACAGGGACTCGCCGATACGGTGCGCCCACCCCTCCGACGCGGCCGTCACCGCGTTCGCCGTGGTGGAGTCGCTGAGGACCTTCGCGATCTGACCGCGCAGGCCCTTGAACGAGGGGACCACATCGAGCCATGCGGTTCCCAGTGAGGTGGCCTTCGAGTCCGCCACGGCGGGTCCTCCCTTCCTACGCGGGCGCGGCACCCCCTGCGGACGGGGCGTCGGATTGTACGGGTACGCGGGGGCGCGCGAGCTGGGCGTCGATCCACGCGGTGTCGACCGCGCGCGGAGCGGAGCGCCGGGTGCCAGGCCTGGGGATCGGCGAGGGCGCCGACCGGCCGCGCTGGGCATCCGTGGTCTTCGCCCACTGCAGCCACCGCAGGGAGTCGGCCTGCATGGCCGCCAGATGCGTTTCCAGTCGGCGCCACTGCCAGTCCTCGTCGAGGGCCCGCAGCGCCCACGACTCCGTCTGCCTGATGACCACCGACGCCAGTCGCGCCGCCTGCGCGGGCGGGAACTGCCGGGGTCCGCGCCCGAAGAACCGGAGGAAATCCGCCTCCAGCTCGTCGGGCACGGCGGCCAGCAGGTAGACGAGCGTCAGGGTTTTGGGGCCACTGCCCCCATGACCTCTGTCATGAACGCCGCGGCGTCGGAGGCCGCCACGCGGCCCGTCTCCGGGTCCCGCAGCGCTTCCAACGCCGCCGCCGAGGCGGAGCCGCACACGGTGCGGAACAGGGCGGGGAGCGCCAACGCGTCGCCGTCCTGCAGTCGGGCGAGCCGGTCCAGGAAGTCGAAATCGTCGAACGCGTCCGCGGACACGTCGATGGCCACGCCACGCACCTCCACGCGGTTCGCCCCCGGGGTTGTATCAGTCATTCCAGGTCCTCTCATTCTTCATCCGGGCAAGAGATCAGCCGGCGATCTTCGCGATGTACTCGCGCGCGGAATCGCCCTCGATCGTCTTCGACGGGTAGGCGGTGAGAGTCGTCTCGTAGCCGATGGCGTCGCCGTCCTTGTAGACGACGGATCCGCGCTCGACGATCTGGCCCTCCGGTACGACGAGGCGCTTCACGTACCCGCCGGTGAGCAGGACCTCGAAGATGTACGCGCGACGGGGGAGCACGCCGGAGTTGTGGCGCACGGTGATGGGCTTATCGGTTCCGCCCTGCTGGGTGACGTTCTTCTGCCCGTACACCTCCTTCAGGACGTCGACGTCCAGCGACTGGATGAACGTCTGCTTGAAGGATTCCTTGTAGGAGGTCTGCTGCGACAGGACCGTGTCGCCGCCGAACGCCTTCACGTCGTTCGTATCGGTCTCAATAGTGTTCTCGATGCCGTCCTCGCTCAGGTACCCGAGCTTGACGAACGCCTGGTCGAGGGCGGTCGTGGCGTCTGCGGGCACCGGCGTGCCCAGGGGCGCCGCGAAAACGGCACCCCCCGCCTGGGGTTTCGCAGCGGACACGAATCCGGCGGTGTTCTCAGCCATGGTGGACTCCTTAATCTGGTGAAGGGGGGATGGGTGGGGCGCCCGATCTGGGCGCAGGGGTCAGTGGACGGCGCGCATCAGCGACGCCGACACCGTCAGCTGGTACCGGGCCTGGCGCGAATCCGGGTCAGGGAACGAGTACAGGGAGGAGACGACCACGTCGGCGACCTCGGGGGCGCGGATCCACGCGCGGACGGCCTCCGCCGTCTCGTCCGCCAGCAGCGCCGCACGCGCTTTCGTGTCCGCCCACGCCTGCACCGCGAACAGCGGGTGATCGCCGAGGCGGTCCTGGGGGCCGCCGACCCGCTCAACGGTCACGAACCGGGGCGGCCGGGTCGCGGGCACCTCCCCGTGCACCGGCACTCCCGCCAGGCGCGCACCCAGGTGGGCGATGAGACGGGCCGTGGAGTTCACCGGTGTCATCTCCGCGCCACCCCCATCGCCTTGAGGAGCGTGTTCCCACGCGCGTTGCGGATCTTCGCCGACAGCGTCGCGGCACGGACCACTCCGTGCGGGCGGGACCGCCCCTGTACCACGTCCCCCACGAAGCCCTTCCCGGCCGCGAGCGCGATGTCCTCGACGGCGGCCTCGATGGCGGGTGTGGTGAGGGCACGCAGGCCCGCATCGTCGAGCTGGACCCGGACCCCGGGCCTGGGCGGTGGGCTCATGGTGGTGCTCCTATCCGTCGACGCGGACGACTGGGACTGGGCGGTCCCAGGGGCCGGGTGTGTTCTCGGGCGTGTAGGCGACGGGGTCGCCGCGCACCTCGTACATGGCGCCCCGCACGCGGACGCGCTTGCCGCGCAGCGCGGCGGTGTGGGTGCGGGGCATGTGGATGGTGAGGTCGACGCGGTCGCCCTGTGGGCGGGCGGCGCCGAGGTCGTCGGTGCCGCCGGGGGCCACGAGGGCGTTCTCGACGGTCGCCTCCAGGCGCCATGACACTGACCCGGGGGTGTTGAACTCGTCCGGGGCGCCCGCCTGGGGAGTCCACACCTCGACCGTCTCCCCGCGGATCACGGCCGCCGCCTGAGGAGGTCGGCCTCGAAGGCGCCCGTGTGGCCGCCGCCGAGGGATCGCCGCTCGGCCTTGGTCAGGTACAGGTCCCCTTGCGGGTTGGCGTAGGTGACCTGCTGGTTGTAGGGGCCGGCCGTCATGGACGCTTGGTTGACGGCGCCGTCGAACCCGGTCATGGGGGACGACATGGCGCGCTTGACGGCGGCGCAGGCGACGCGCTCGCGCGTCGAGGCGGGCGCGCGCTGCCAGCGCGGGCACTCCTGGCGGATGAGGTCCGAGGCGTCGGCGAGGAGGCGCTCGGCGCGCTGGCGCTCGCCGTCGTCCAGGTGGCGCCAGCGCGCCTCCAGGGCCGCCACGTCCGCGAACGGCGCCGGGGGCGGGGTGGGTGTCGGTGTGCTCACCACACGCCCCCGTCCGCGCTCTCGCCGTCGTCCGTGGACTCGTCCCCGTCGGGGTCGTCCTGGTCGTCCCCAGGGGTGCCTGCGTCGTCCTGGTCCGGGTCCTCTGGGTCGCGGTCCGGGTCCTCTGGGTCGGTTCCGGTCTTGGCGCGCAAGCGGGGTTTCTTCTCCTCGGTGATCCCGTACTGGGCGCCGAATGCTTTGATGATCTGCCGTCCGGCCACTTTGGTGCACGTGGCGTGGCCATCGGCGAACTCCACGGGGCCGGGGTGGGTGATGAGCAGGTCCGGGTGGTCGGGGCAAAGCAGTTCCATGGTGGGTCTTCCTACCTGTGTGTCGGTGGTGGGAGGGGGCGCCCGTGCCGGGTGCCGGGCGCCCCCTCCGGTGGGGTCAGGCGGTGGCGACGGTCAGCACGCCGTGGGCCCTCTGGTTCCCGTACTTGAGGCCGATCTCCCCGTACAGCTGCGACTTGGACGCGGCGCCCGTCGTGGCGAGCTGCTCGGCGAAGAAGTGCCCCTTGCCGGGGACTTCGAGGAACGCCGGCGCGCACTGCTCGATGGACACGACAAGCAGCTTGTCGGCGGGCATGTACCGGTTCAGGACGATGTTGCACGCCCCGAAATCGGTCTCGATGTACTTGAGGTTGACACCGCCGACAGTCCGGCTCGTCTCCTGGTACCGCTCGTCACGAATGAACAACTTCGTCAGGGCGCGCTTGAGGGTAGCGTTGACCATGATGGTCCGCGTCTCCGTCTCGCGGATGCCCCCCGACGCCCACACCTTCTGCATGAGGTCCAGGACCTCGTCCGCAGTCAGGGTCGCCGCCGTGTGCGTCGTCGTCGCAGTGTTCGTCGTGACGGCCTCCAGGATGCCCCTCGTCTTGCGGGGCGTCGTGTTGTCCGTGGGCTTCTGGAACTTGCCCGTGATGAACGTCTTCTCCACGTCGCGCGCGGTGGTCTTGAGCTGGCGCTCGATCTGGTGCGCGAGCTCGTCGGCGGGGACCGTGTTCCCACCGACGCGCACGGCCTTGTCCCCTGCGCCGTGCATCTGGCGCGCGCCCTGGCGCGTGTACGACACGGACACGGCCTCCTGGTGGATCTCCAAAACGTTCTCCGCGTAGACGCGGGCGCGCTCCTCGGCGGTGGGCGCGTCCGCGCCCTCCAGGCGCTGGCGGGAGTCGTCCGCGTCCCGCAGGTCCTCCTCGCTCCACCCGAATGTCGTCGAGCCGACGGACTCGCCGCCCGTCAGGCCTCCGATCAGGGACAGGAATGGCGTGTCCTCAGGGGACACGCTGAACAGTTCGCCCACGAAGTTGGGGCAGTTGTACGTGGTCGCCATACCAGTGATGCCTGCCATGACGCCCTCCTCTCAGGGTAGGTGTGTGGTCACTGGGCACCACCCAGCTGCATGGCCTTCAGCGACATCACCAGGTGGTGGTCGCCGGCCTTCTCGGCCGCGGCGATCTGCTCGGCGATACTCACCGCGCCGCGCCGGTCCGGGGTCCGGCCGACCCGGGAGAGCACGCGGGCCCTCTCAGCCGCCGACGCGTCGTCCTGCTGCGCGCCAGCGGATCCGGAGTCCGCGGCCGTGTCACGCCACTCCTTGATCGCCCTGGCGTATGCCTCGGGGTCGTCGCCCGGGCCCGCGAGCAGCTCGGCGGGCACGCCCGTCGAGGCCGCCAGCTTCATGCGCTCGGCGAGCGCGGTCGCGGCGGCAGCGGCGTCCTCGGCCTTCTTGACGCGGTCCTGCAGCTTCTGCAGCTCGGTCTTCTCCGACTCCTCGATCTCGGCGAGGCGTTTCGCCGCCGCCGAGTTCGCCTTCGCCCGACCCTCCCACTTGCGGGCCTCGGCCTTCCAGTCGGTGTCCTCGGCGGTCCCCGTCTGCTCCTGTGCAGGGGCGTCCTGGGCCGCATCGACGCCCTCGGCGTCCGAGCCGTCGCTGATGGTGGTGGTGCTCTTATTCATGAGTGGGTTCCTTTCCGGAGGGGGAGGCATCCGCGCTCGGGCGCGTGCGCGCCCAGGTGCAGCGGGGCCTCTAATGGGGTGCCCGTGCGGGCATGGGAAAACCCCACGCACCATGTGCATGGGGTTCGTATATGGGGCGGCCCGCCGCATGGGGGCGGCGGGCCGGTACGCGTGGGGGGCGGGGTCAGGACGCGGCGGGCACCCGCTCGTCCTGCGGGGACTGCACCTCGAGGAACCACTCGCGGTCCTCCGCGAGCTCCTCGGAGTCGAACTCGTCGAAAGCCCGCAGGACCTCGGCGCGCAGCCGCTCGTCGACGACGACACCGCACGCGCAGATCGCGGAGACAACGAGCTCGAACGCGATCTGGTCCTCGCCACGCGGCAGCAGCTCGTCAACCGCCGAAGCGGTTGACGCGTACTCGGGGTCGCGCCCGCGCAGATGCACCAGCAGGTCCCGGAGCACCTTCTCGAAGTCCTTATCACTCATCCCCATACGCCTATGGTAGCGCGCGGTCACCCAACTGGGTACGCCGAACGCACCTGCATCTGCCCCGTTTTGAACGTTCTGACGAAGACCTTCACCCGGCGACCATCCACAAGGACCTCCTGGGTCCCGCGCCTCAATCCCGCGCCCGCGAGCGCCTTCCCGAGGCGGTCGAGCACATCGTCTGCGGTCCACGACTTGGGGAACGTCGTGTGCGGACGCTCCGCTGCCCAGCCGTGGCCGTGCAGGTGCCCGCCGGTGAACTTGTTCTTGCGGTCAAGATCCCCGTAGAGGATGTGGTTCACGTCCCGCGCCGTGATCGTGGGCGCGGTTCTGGGCCAGTCGGTGGGCGCTCCCGGCGGTTCCAGTGGCGGCAGCAGCTTGCCCTTGCGGGCTGCGGGGGGCATCTGGCGGAGGAGCTCGGCGAGGGCGCGCCGGTGCTCGTGGTACTTCGCGTAGTGGAGGGTCCCGTCCCTGGAGCGTCCGACGGGGGACTTCCCGTCGGTCACCGCGCTGGGGAACAGGGCCCGGAGTTCGGCGGCGACGGTCTGGTCGTCGGCGCCGGGCCCGGCCGCGTGCTTCGCCACGTCGTAGTAGGAGCGCATGCGCTCGGGGTCGTACCCGCGCGACCTCTCCGACCGCTCCTTGTTGGAGACGATCTGGCAGTCGTCGTCGGGGTGCCAGCTGGATCCGTTGCCAGCGGGCGTGGTCGCCCCGGCTGCGAGCCAGGACGTGTACACGTAGCCCCGCGAGGCAAGCATCGTGCACCACGCGCACGTCTTGCCGCGGGGGATCCGCGCCCACAGCTCCCGCCGTCCTCCCGCGCGCGTGCGGGTTCTGGTGGAGCCGACGGTGTTGCGGGCCGACTGGGTCGCCAGGCGCGCGACCTGGTCGGCGATCCGGGCGAGGGCACCGGCCACGTCGCCCCGTCCTGCTTCCCCGAGCGCCCGGCCCACGATGGATTCGATCTGCCTGGGGTCGGGCGGGTCGGCCGCGGTCCAGGTGATGGCCTCCCCGAGGCCCTGCAGGTTCTGCAGGTACATCTCAGCGGCGGCTGTGGCCTGGTCGGCGTAGCCCTCCACGACGACGCCCAGCGCGTCCACGAGGCGGTCGCGCCCGGCGGGGCCCCGCAGGTCGAGCTTGGAGGCCAGCGCCTCGAACCGGTGGCGCGCCTGGTCGCCCAGGGCGTTCAGCATGCGCTTGTACTCGTCCGCGAGCGCCTTGTACGCCTCCTCGGAGGCCATCAGGCGCCGCCTGTAGCAGTGGCGGCCTGGCCGGTCGCAGCGTCAGCGGCGGTCGTCTGGTCGGCGGTGAGGAGGCCGCGCAGGGCGTCGCGGTTCTTCGCCTGCCGGATCTGGGCCTTGATGCGACGGATCTTCTCCTCCGGGTAGCCCAGCTCCTCGAAGACCACGTCGGTGAGGGCCAGGTCAGGTATCGCGCTGATCTGCTTGACGATCGCGTCCGACTGGCTCACGATCGAGGGCATCGAGGGGTTGCGCCACCTGGTGGCCAGGCCTCGCAGCTCGTCTGTGACGGCGTCCAGGCCATCGCGCAGCACCACGGCGTTCTGGTACACGCGGCGCAGCGAGTAGCCGTTGATCTTGTTGGCGTTCGTCGCCTCGATCACCAGCTCCTCCTTGTTCGCGGCGATCGCCTCTGCCGACGCCGGATTGTCCTGCACGATGCCCAGGGACGACAGCGGAAGGTTCGTGACCCCCGAGAACTCGGCTGCGAGCTCGCGCAGCTGATCGGTGTAGGGCTGCATCGACTGCTGGGGGAGCGTCTTCACCTCGGGCTTGTCTCCCTCCTCGTCGGGGCTGAGGCCCTTCACGGACCCCAGGCGCCAGGACCACGACCCCTGGATGTCGCTCCAGGCCTCCTCCGAGATGCCGTTGAGGATCAGGCCCGGCGCTGTGTACAGCTCTGAGGAGATGTCCATGCGCAGCGCCGCGCGTATCGCCCTGTCGGTGATCGACATGACCGCCCGCGACACCCGCGAGCGCCCGAACGGCCTCTCGAGGGTGGGGCGGAACGCCATGGTCTCCACCGGGACGCGGCTCAGCCCGTGGGGCACGACCCCGTCGACGAACCACCCGCGCCCCCGGTCCTCCAGGTTGATGACCTCGAAGGGGGTGAGGAGCTGGAGCGCGGTCGGGCGCCCGAGGTCGTCGACGTCGTTGATGACGAGGGCGGCGCGCAGGGCGCGGGTGCGGCGGTCCCACAGGCCACTGGCCCACTCCGCCGAGTACGGCATGATCACGACGGGCGGCTCGCCCGACGCCACGTCCCCGGGCGTCGTCGAGATGAACGCACACGAGTGCGTGAGCTCTGCGGCGATGGTCTGCCCGATCTCCACGTCGAACCTGTTCTGGTCGAGGAGCTCGAGGAGCTCGAACGGGTCCTCCTCCCCGCCCGAGGCGGTCACCCCATCCCACATGCACATGTGCGCCAGGGCGTACACGGCCTTCTCCGGCCATCCGGACACGATGCCAAGCTCCAGGGCGATGTCGTCGGGCAGGGAGATGCCGAGCATGTCCACGAGGTTCTTCGAGTCCACGTACAGTTGACGAAGCGTGTTCCTGGGGCGTTTGAGGGCCCACTGGTGGACGAGGGTGTCCAGGAGGTCCTGCTCGTGCGCGGCGAGGCCGGCGACCGCGCCAGTCGCGAACTGCATTGGCGCAACGGCCAGCGGGTTCTTCTGGAGGATCACACCAGCCCCCTTTGCTTGCGTCCGATCCTGCGTTTCGTTGTCTGCGTGGCCCAGTGGGCCAGTGTCACTGCGTCCAGGAGGGCGCTCGTGTCGCCCTGCGGGGCAGCCCACCCGAACCCCCCAAGCGTCCCGATCGGACGCTTTCTGGCCAGGCGGGCCTCGCGGTCGAGCTCGCGTCCCGGACGGTGCACCATTGTTCCCTTCTGGACGGCTGCGAGCGCCATGGAGTGGGCCTCGATGATCTTCTCCGTGCTCGGAGTCCAGATCACCCTGGCAGGGACCTTGAGGCGCCGCAGCTCGTTGACCAGGTACGCGGCACCACCCTTGCCGTCCACGACGATCTGCGCAGTGCGGCGCAGCCGGTCGGGCTCGGTGAGGAACCGGGTCAGCCAGTCGGTGCCCGACCCCGCCTCCTCCAAGCGCACCCCGTCGACCAGGGTGCGGATTTTGTCGAGGCGCACAGCCGCGCCCAGGGCGACGCGGGAGTTGTCCACGGAGAAGCGGACCCCGAAGCACGTTCCACCCTCCGGCGGGGGGAGCTCGCGCACCTCCAGGGCCTTCCACTGATCGACCGGAAGCGGCGCCGGGTCAGCGTTCTCGTCGTCCCAGATACCCAGCGCCTCGCGGCGGAACGACTCGGCGGACAGGTTCTTCCGCAGACGGAGGACCGCCGGCTTGCCCGTGCGGTGCGGGAACGACGGGTTCGCCACCCGCACGGCCTCCCAATCGACTTTCCCGGGGGGCCAGGCCGCCACATCCGTGTCGTCCGGCGCCGAGAACTCGACGTACAGGGTGTCGCGGTCGCCCGCGAGCGCGTCCGCGCGTTTGGATTTGAACACCGCGCCCGGATCCTTGGGCCTGGGTGGGGTCCCCAGGTAGATGATCAGGCCGATCGGGGAGGCGTTGGTCGCGGGGATCATGTCGTCGAGCGCCGCCTCTGTGAGGATCTGCGCCTCGTCGTAGATGCAGATCGCGACCTTGGTGAACCCGCGGCCGAATCCGCGCTCCCGGGCGCCGAAAAGGATGCGGGATCCGTTGGCGAAGATGATGCCCTGCTGGCCGTTCGCGATCCGGACGGCGTCGATGTGGGGCTTGACCTCGGGCCGGTCCGCCATCGACTTCATGGACTCGAAGGTCTCGTCGCTCGTGCGTGTGCGGTGGGCCGTCCAGACGACCAGGAGGCCCGGGTAGACCAGGCACATGGCGAAGACAAGCCACCCGATCACGAACGTCTTGCCGACCTGGCGGGGGATCGACATCACCACACCGCCCACAGAGCACGCGTAGGACCCGTCAGCCCGCTTGGAGAGGATCAGGGCGCCCAGGCCGGCCTGCCACCGGTCGAAACCGAGGCCCAAGCGACGGATCTGCTCACCCATCGTTGGCCACCCGGTGGTGGTGATCCCCGAGGGGACCACCAGGTGGCGGGCGACCTCAGACAGTCGCGGGGTCGAGTGGGGCGTCTTCTTGCGGGGAGACAACGGTGGACTCCTCCTCGCCCGGCGTCAGCGCCTTTATCTCGGCCACGATCTCCCGCAAGCGTTTCGTCAGCGCCGCCAGATCGCGGGCCGCGAGCGCATCCGAGTCGAGCTCCCGGGCGACACGGTCCCGCATCGCCTCCAGGAGCTCGCGCTCGTCCCCGCGCACCGCGGCGGCGAGGATACGGCCCTCATGCATCGGGGCACCTCCGATCACGGGCAGCGGCCGCGTCCTGTCCGTGTGGAAAAACGCGGCGGGGGGCCTTGTGGAAAAAAGCGGGGGGAGATTCCGCTATATCGCACGGGACGCGAAAACGTTGGGGGGCGGGGGGTTGCCCCCCATCGCTTCCCGCACGCTTCACCAGCTTTCAGAATGGTCAACATTCATGTTCTTAACGACTTTCGCACGGCCTCGCGCGAGCCATGTCCGTCTTGCGCCCTCAACTCCACCACGACTGCGGTTGCAGCGCCGACAAACAGTCCGGAGGTTGTCGAGCTCATCGCGGCCGCCACTGGCGTGCGGCACGATGTGATCGACCTCGACACTGTTCGGCATGCCCGACGCCTCGTAGTCGAGGAGCACGCCGCACAGCGGGCAGGCGCGCACGCCCGCGGCGCGGTCGCGGCGCACCACTCGGGCGCGCACCCGCAGCCACCGGGCGGTGCCGGTCCTCGATGTCGCCATGGGGATCCCTCCTGTGCAGTGCCGGGGCGCCCGCTGCGGGCGGACTCCCCGGCACCGGCCACGAGCCAGGGGGTATGCAGAAAGCCCCTGGTCACACCAAGGGCTACTATGCCAGAGCATAGTGCTGCACCCCGGGGGCGTCAACAGGGACCCGCCCCCCGAAGGATACCCCCCGGCGCACGCGCAGGCCCCCCCGGGCGATGATGTCCCCCGCCCGGTACAAGCGCCGCCCCCGGTCATCGACGAACGCGGGGGTGAGGCGGCCCCGCGAGATCCACGACCGCACCGTCGAGTACCGCACGTCCGGAGAGACAATGCGGGCGACCTCCACCGCACGCGGCAGCGGCAGCGGACGGCCCAGAGCGGCCTCGACCAGAGCCGCCCTGGACGCCTCCACGTCCCACACGGCACCGCACTGGCCGCACTCCACCTCCGGGGCGCCCGGCCTGGCCAGGAGCTCCCACCCGCACTCGCAGCTCCCCACGAACACGGCGGCCCGCGCCCCGGGTGAGGCGAGGCGCTCAAGGCGGTGGACCGCGTAGGTGACCTCGTCGATCATCTGCGGGGCCTCCTCCCACCGGCGCACCGCGTTCGCATGCAGCGAGAAGACCCCCCGCACCGCATCCCAGTCGCGGCGGTGCACCCACCGGTGCGACCCCGCGTGCTCCTCCAACGAGGCCGCCCACATGTGCAGCGTGTCGCCCATCTCGTCGACGTCCAGCATCAACTGGAGGTTCACGGGCTCGCGGGCCGCGGGAATCCAGCCCCCGCCCCCCGAGCCCCGCTTAAGGCCCGCCACCGCGTACTGCAGATCCCGCATCAGCGACGGCAGATCCGAAACGAGGACCACCAGCCGGTTCACGGCCGCCCTCGACACCGTCTCCCCCGGCGACAGGGGCACACCCGTCACCGGGCACGTCTCGATGCTCATCCCAGCTCCTCCCGAAGTCTTCCGCGCGCCCAGTCAGTGAGGCCGAGGCGGGCGCACACCGCCCCCTCGCCCATCGTGTGGGCGTAGGACCCGCCCTCAACGACGACCTCGACGGAGAGCTGCCACGCCCCGAGCAGGCCGTCGGGGAACTCGTCGGCGATGTGGGCGGCGACGGCGGCCTCCACCGCCGCCCAGGTCTTCTCACTCATCCTCATCACGCAATTTCTTCCACACTTCCTGAAAAATATCGTCGTCCATGACCGAGAATCCTTTCCCCGGGATGTACACGACCCAGTCCCCCGGGCGAACACGTGCCAGGTGCCCCCCTTGGACAAGTACTAGTGCCCCGGTCTCGCGGTCGATCGTCACCCCCTGGGCCTCCTCGTCCGTGTCCACGACGCTGCTGTACAGATCGTCAGGGCTGACGGCCCCGAGGACCTCTGCCAGCCAGCTGTACACTGCAAACGCATCGTCAGGGCCTCCCTCGAAACGCACCGCGCATTGCGCGACTGCCGATACGCGACCGTCTGGCGGCTGCAGGACCGCCGACGCCTCGCATGTCAAGGGCTTGTTTCCCCTGAACCACGACGAGAAGCACAAACCTGCGTACTCATCCATCCGCGTTGTGGTTGACATGATGGTCATCTCCTCTTGTTGTTTTCGGTTAATCGAAGGTGGAATAGAACTCTTCGCCCGAGCAGAACCCGCACGGGACGTGCTCGCCGTGCTCTGGGCAGACCGCCTCGTCGTCGGCGGGTGGGCGACCGTGCCACCTGTACCAGGGCGACCCGAACCGCCCCTCGACGTGCGGCGCGGGGGCTGACCCCGCCAACCCAACGGGCGGTGCGGGCGCGGGCCCGGTGGGCGGAGGGCCTGGCACCGCGGTATCCGGAGGCAGCGTCGTGGAGAGCTGCGGGGAAGCGGCTTGAGCGGGTTTCTTGCTGCGGCCCCTCCTCCTGCGTTTGCGTCCCTGGGTGGGTGGTGGCGCGGCTTCTCCCACACCAGGACCAGGACCGGCCCCCAAGCCGTAGCCCGGTCCGTCTCCTGGACCAGCCCCCATACCGTGGCCAGGTCCCTGTCCTTGACCCTGACCCAAACCCTGTCGCGCGCGCGTGCGCGTGGACACCAGAGTCGCTGCCGCGAACTTGCCGCGAACTTGCCGCTCAGCTGCCGCACCCGTTTCCGCAGGTGGTAGAGGGGCTCCCGCTCCATCACCTGGGCAGCGCGGGCTCCGCGATCGAGCCTGCGGGGGTTCAGCGGACGGGACGGCCCCGTGCGAACTCCCCAGCGGGGGTTCAGCGGACGGGACGGCCCCGTGCGAACTCCCCAGCGACTCGAATCGCGCATCCCGGGCGCCACCCCGTGTCGGCGCGGATGATCCCTCAGCCCCCGCCTCTGACGGGCGCGGTGGCGGCAGGAGCTCCATACCCGCCTCGGAGGGCAGGCGGTCCAGTTTGCGTTTGTTACAGGCAGAGCAGCACACGACGATGTTCGACGCGCCGATTGTGCGCGAAGGGTCGACGTGGTCGAACTGCCACTCGCTGCGCTTCTTGCGGTGGACCTGTTTGCGGCAGTAGCGGCACCTGGCAATGGTGTCGCCGTCCCTGCCGGGCGGGGCCTCGCGGTCGCGCAGCCACACGGCCTCGCGGATGCCCTTGTCCTTGAGCTCGCGGCGCTTGGCGCGCTTGAGCCTGGTCTGGGCGCCCGTGTCGTAGCGCATCTGGAACCAGTCGTGGAAGACCCACGCGCCCTCCGGGGGCTGCGGGCAGTGCTCGCAGTCGTGCCCGTGTGCGTGCCACAGGCGCGCCTCCACGAGACGCGCGGCCGCGTAGCGGATCACGCGCTCGTCGTGGTGGGGCATCGCCTCACGCAGCTCGAGCAGCGCGACCACGCCATCGGACCCCGTCTTCTGCGAGATCGTGCCCGCGGCGACCCACAGCCCCAGGGCAGCGAGCGAGGACAAGTCCAGCGGGTCCGCGCAGCGCATCAGCGCGCGGACCTTGGGGTTGTCCATGAGCTCATCGCCCGACATGAAGTGCGGCACCTACCGGCCCTCCTGGTTCTCTACGTTACTGTGCCGGGCCCTATGCCCGGCGTCCCCTGCCCCCTCGTCCGGAGGGTCACGCGCCCGAGGCGGGTTTCCCGCCTCGTCGTCCTCGTATTCCTCGGGGAACAAGCACTTGGGCCTGTATTCGGGGAAGTTCCTCGTCATCCACGCCCGCTCCGTCGCGCACTGGGCGCGCGCCTGGGCCCGCAGGTAGCAGTCGTGACACTGCGCCCGCCCTGGCAGGATCGGGGTGCCGCACGAGGGGCATCTCCGCGGGTCCGTATCCGCTGCGGCGGGGTCGATGCCCCACCCCGCGCGGGCGCGGCGGCCCTCCCGGGTCTGCGTACCGCTCATCCCAGGAGCTCCCGGATCTCGAACACGATCCGGTGGCCGCCCCTGGGCAGCAACGGATCCGGGGGCATATGCACGTGGTGGGGCCCCACGACGTGCGTGTGGTCGTCGTCGGGGAAGACCCCGGCGTCGACGAGGCCGTCGAGCAACGGTTTCGTTGTGGCGGAAGCGTTGGCGGGGTCCGACCTGCGGGCAACGCGGGCCTGGACCCCCGCGACCACCAGGGCCCGCCCATCCGCAGGGGCGAGGCGGGCCGCCCGGGCCAGCCAGAACGCCCGGGCCCGCAGCGCACGCACACGGCGCGCCCTCTCCCGCCAGGTGAACCTCGAGTTCGCGGAGAGCCATTCGTTCTCGGGCACGACGACCTCCAGCACCTGCTGGTAGCGCTCGCCGTACCCCATGGGCCGCATGAACTGTATGTTCCCCATCACAGGCCCCCGATCCCCAGATCCAGGACCGGGGTGACGGGCCGGTCGAGGCGGGATGCGATCAGCGGGAGGTAGGACTCCTCCCGCTCGACGCCGACGGCGCGCATGCCCTCGGCGACGGCGGCCTCGATGGTGGTGCCGGACCCCGCGAACGGGTCCAGAACCAGCCCCCCGTAGGGGGTCACCAGGCGCACCAGCCACCGCATCAGCGCGATCGGCTTCACGGTGGGGTGCGAGACCCCGCCCACTGACGGCCGCTCGTCCGACGAGGCTTTCGCCTCGTACCGGAAGACCGGGAAGAAACGTGACGGCCCGCCCTGGTCGTCGTACTCGGCGCCGGTGGAGCGCATCCCCCACCCCTCGCCCGACCGGGCGGCGGCGCGGGGTTTGCCCTGGCGGCTCACCGACTCCGGCGTCGCAGCGTCCAGGGCGCGGGCCGCCTCCTCGTCCAGGACGACGTTGGTGGGCCACCGGCCGTCCTTCGTGCGTCCCGTGTACGTTTTGTCGTCGTCCTCGGAGTGCCAGGGGTCGCCCGTGCGGTTCAGCTCAGCGTCGGAGCGGAGCCGGCATGCGTTGATGTTGATGCCCCCCACCCCGTGGTCGAGGACGTTGTCAGCGACCGTCCCGTCGAGGGGACGCCTGGCGACCACGCACGGCTCGAACCCCGGTTTCAACGCTGTCCCCCAGCCATCCCACGCGCGAGCCTCAGCGGACGCGGGAACTGTGGTCGTGCGATCGCCGGAGAATCCCCACCCGGACGCCTTGTCCCGTGGCGGCTCCTTCTTGCGCGTAGCCACCTGTCGGCGGAGCCCGAGGCTAGCGTCGACTGCTGCACCGACGTTGACGCTCTTGGGGAACCCGTTCCCGTAGAGCCATGCGATGCTGTCGCGGACCTCGAATCCGGCGTCCTCGACGGCGCAGGCGAGGCGGTGCCACGTCCTGGACCCCCCGAACGCCAACAGGAGCCCGCCGGGTTTGAGGACGCGCAGACACTCGGCCGCCCACTCCGCGCACCACTCCTGGAACGCGTGCGCGTCCCGCATGGACCGGCTGTACCGGCCTGCCTCCACCGAGGCACTCCGGTAACCCCCGTGGGGGCCGCGCGCACCGGCCGGGGCCTGGCCCCCGTTGTCGCGGCCCCGCTGGGTGCGGCGCGCGATGTCCGCGCCGTCCCATGCCTGCCCCATGAACCGGATCCCATAGGGCGGATCCGTCACGACCGAATCCACGGACCCGCTGGGCAGTCCGCGCATGACCTCGATGCAGTCCCCGTGGTGCACGGTGACCACATCATCCTCGTAGTAGACACTCATGACTGTTTTGCCTCTGATTCGTACTGCTCGACGAGGTCGAGCAGGTATTCCATGTCCTCGGCGGCCCGCGCGATGAACTCTTCGCGCGCCGCGTCCTCGGCCCCCGCCACAGTGCCGGAGCGCGAGTGCCCCGCGAACTCCACCGCCAGCAGTCGCTGTCTGATCTCCTCCAGGCGCTCCGCGCGCCCCACGTCGCGGGCGCTCACAGCGGCAGCCCCCACTGGGCGCGCAGGTACCGCCCGAGCAGTGCCCCGACCACTGCGGCCGCCTGCTGGGGCACGACCCCGTTGCCGAGCAGGCGCAGCTGCTGGCGGCGCGACAGGCCCAGCTCCGGGCTGGTCACCCACCCTGCCTCCAGGCCCATCAGCCACTCGACGAACCCCGCGCTCAAACGCGGCCGGGCGCTGCGCGGCGACGGCTCAGTCGGGGCCGGGGCGGCCCTGGTGAGCACCTCCCACCGGCGCACCGCCTCCGTGTACGGCCCGAACCGCCGGGCCGCATCGTCGGCGCCGATGGCGCGCACGGCCTCGCCCAGGGACGCGCCATAGCCGCCCCCCGACGAGGGGATGTCCTGGGTCGTCGGCGTCGGCATCAACTCCACCGCCTGCGACAGGCTCAAACCCGTGTTCGCGGGGTGGGCGCAGGACTTTCTGTCCGACGCCGTCGGGGTCGGGATCAGGCGCCCAGGTGCTCGACCTGGTCCGCCAGCGAGACCGTGTGCCCGCCCGCGCGGCGCTTCGCCGGGTGCTGAGACCCCCCGCACGATGCCAGGGATGCCGAGGGTGTCGCGAAGAGCGCTGGCCCTGGCCGCGACGGCGCTGAGCCACGCCGGGCTGGCGGTGCGGCGGACGCCGAGGACGAAGAGCCGGCGGCGCCGGTGGGGGGCTCCCACACTGGCAGCGGATACAACGCTCCACTGGCAGTCATACCCGAGGCTGGCCAGGTCTCCGACCACGTGCCCTGCAGCTCGCAGGACAGTGCCTCCATCGCGGGGCGCCACACCCCCGTCTCCTCGTCCCACACCGCGATCGGCTCCACTAGTCCGAGCTCCTTCTACGTTCTCCCACACCACCAGTGCGGGCCGCTGCTCCTCCACTGCGCGGGCCATGGACGCCCACAGGCCCGACCTCGACTCGGGCGTCATGCCCGCGCGGCGGCCCGCGTGGGACAGGTCCTGGCAGGGGGTGCCCCCCGCGATGATGTCCACCCGCTCCACGGCCGCGAAGTCCGCGCCTCGGATGTCCCCGAGGTTGGGGGCCCCGGGGAACCGGGCGGCGAGGACGCGGGCGGCCGCCTCGTCGGTGTCGGCCACCCACGCGGTGCGCACCGGCCTCAATGCCTCCTCCAGGCCGACCTCCAGGCCCCCGTACCCCGAGCACACGGACCCGACTCGCAGGGCGGCGCCCGGCTCACCCGGGCCCGGGGTGGCGGCGAGATCCGCCAGGAAATCCCCATGGCACGGGTTGCCCTCGGTGCACCAGCACATGAGGGTGCGGGTGCGCAGGTGCTCGCGCGCCAGGGCGGCCAGGGCGCGGCCCTCGGCGGTGAACGTCAGCCACTCGCAGTACCGGGCCGTCGCCTCGGCCCGGTCGCGCACGGCCAGTGGCGAGGAGCCCGCGTGGTGGGGGTCCACCCTCCACGGGTTCCCCCACACACTCCCGCGCCCTACATAGATGGCGCCCTCGGGGGCGCGCCACCCCCTGGAGCGGCGCCGCTGGATCCTGGATGGCACGTCAGTCCTCCCCGCCATCAGCGCACGCGGCGGCCGTGTCGTCCTGGGACTCCGGGGAGTCCCCAGGCTCGGGGTCGTCCCCGGGCATCGGGGGCTCCAGGTCGGGGACAAAGATCTCCCCAGTGGCCGGGTCGATCCTGTACCCCTTCCCGAATGCCTCCTCGAGCTTTGTCCGCATATCGAGGGGCAGCATCTGCTGGCCCTCGCGGGCCTCGATGCCCCGCACGTACAGGCGCTCGATCTCCGGAACGTCTTCGGGCGCGACCGGCTCCAGGCGGATGACCCGCATGGTCGCCTCCCGCGCCTGCGTCTCCGTGTCCACCGTGATCTTCGAGCAGTCGAGGACTGCGATTGCCAGGCGCCGCCTGCGCGGCGCCCGCAGGGCCAGCCTTGCCAGGCTGGCCAGCCCGTCCCCCTGGCCCTTCGAGAGGCCACTCACCAACTTCGTCATCGCTGCTCCTCCTCATCGTGTGACTGTGATACTTCTGCGACTAGATGTGATGCCGGGACGGGGCCGCGCAGCGGGCACACCGCCGCCTCGGCCTCCTCCCGCGTCGAGTACATCTCGCCCTCGTGCCCGGGCACGGTGATCTCGTAGTAGGGGCCCTGCGGGCGGAAAAGCCCCCTGGCCCTCACGTCCCAGTCCCCGTGGTATACGCCGCACTCGGGACACAGCTCACGCCTTGGGATGCTCATGCCGCATCACCCCCGTCGCCGGGCAGGTATCCGGCGTTGCGCATGTACCGGATCACGCACTCCATGCGGTCCGCGCCCGCCTCAGCGGCGGCGAGCAGATCCTCCTCCACGACACGCAACGGTGTCGACGCCTCCCCCGCGCCTGGGAGCGGCTGCCCGCACGCGAAGCAATACGACACCTCCGGTCCGTACTCGATGGGGTCACTCATCGCCCACCGCCCTGGCGCGGATCCCCTCGGCGGCATCGCGGTCCGCTACGCCTCGACGGCGGGGGCGGGTCGCGCAGTGGATCATCCGCGCGCCCTGCCCAATGAGAGCGATGGCGACGACGAGGAGGACGAGGGCCGCGGCGTCGGTGACGCGCGACGGGTCGAGTGCGGCGGCCAGGAGGACGAGGCCGACCGTGGCCATGGTCCCTCCCGTGAAGCCCTGGGCGCGCCTCATTGGTCACCACCCCGTTTCTTGGCAGCGAGCACGTCGAGCCCGTCGGCGATCTCGCGCAGCGCTGCCGCACAATCTGTGCACGACATGTGGAAACGCTTCACATCTGCCACCCCGTTCCGACCGATGCGAACCAGCGCCAAAGTCTCTGCCTCCATCTGGTCCAGGGCCGCTATGGCAGCAGGGGGGAGCGTGTTCTCGTTCATCGCACGAGCCCCCTCCGCTTGTCGGCGCGGGTGCCCTCCGCGCAGCGGCGCACAGCCCCACCGACGATGTCCCTCGCCCGCCTTCTCGCGGGCCCCGCCTCGTCTGCCATCGCGTCCCGCAGGTCGATCAACGCCGCCCGCTTGGCGCGCTCACGCGCCCGCGCCTCCGACAAGTCCTCCTCGAACGTGCTATGGTTGATCTCAATCATTTGGTGCCCCTTTCTGGCATCCCGCCCCGGCTGGTCCGCCCCAGCCGGGGCACTTTTCTTCCTGCTCACTCCCCGTCCTCGGCGACGGCGCCGTTCGGACGATTAAGAAATCGAAACGTGCCGGCCCGGCCGACAACCCTGACCCGGTCGGCCATCTCCCGGACCTCGCGCGCCACATGCTGCGGGACAACCCGCCTGGCGCGACGACGACGCCGCAGACGGCGCACACCCACACACGCGAGCACCACGGCGCCCGCCAGGACGGCCCCAAACGCGGCCCCCGCGATGAACACCCAAGCTGTTTCCATTTGGTTTCTCTTTCTGCGTGGCGTTCACGCCAAGCGGCGCTTCGCAGAGCGGCGACGCGCTGCCGACAATTTCGACACCCCGAACGGCAACCGTTCGGACGGTATTGCCCGGTCGACTTCTTTGAGCTCTTGGGCACTGACCGCTGGGCGCGCTCCGCGCTCGATGAACTCGATCACGTCCTGCTCGCGGAACCGCACGGGGCTCCGCGATGACGGGCCCAACCGCACCGATCCGATGCGTCCAGCGGCCGCGTACCGGCGCACCTGGTCAGCAGTGATCCCCAGGACCTCGGCCACCTGATCGGGCGTGAGAAGCTGTTCCATCACGCCCGCCCTCCCTCGGACGCCCCGTACTGACGGGCGACAGCAGCACCCGCACGCGAGCGCAGCTCAGCGGACAGCGCCTCGACGATCTCCAAGAGCTGCACCTGGGCCACAGCGGCCCGGCCCCGCGCCCCAGGGGCTCGCTTGACAGCGATGCCACTCAGCGTGATCACCGCGCCCATCAGGGACGAGACCGCCTCCGCGAGCCGCGGCTCGAAGAAGTCCTCGTCGATGTCCATCGGCTCCACGTCAGGCCACCTCCCCATCGGGCGAGGAGAGCAGGACAACCCGCGACGAGGCGACGCGGCCCGCCAGGGCCTCCACCTCATCGACGCCCCTCATCAGACGGCGCGCGGCCAGGTCCTGACCCGGGTAGGACATGACTCCCAAGAGTCGGGCGCACTCGTCCCTGCGGGACCGCGCCAACTCCTCCAGGGCCCGCAGCACCAGGTACTGCTCCCCCTGGGACAGCGGCGCTGCGGGCACCACGCCCTCCGGGCCGTCTCCGACAACCGAGCAATGGGCAGCGCCCAACTGCTCCCGGACTTGTGCTTGCCGCATGTGCATTTCAGGCCACCTCCGTGTGGTCGCCCGCCGCCGCAGTGGCGGCGGGGTTGGTTGATTGGGTTTCAAGTACGGGCAGGGCGTCGGCCCCGGCCGCGAGCGCACGCTCCAACTCCGCCTCGGCACGGCGCATCAGCTCTTCCGCTGGGACGCCCACGATGGCGACGAACGTCATGAACTCTCCTGCCGTTAGGGAGCTCTTGGCGTTGAGCTTGCGAGAAAGCGCCGCTCGACTGATGCCGAGAACGGCGGCAGCGTCTCCGATGGTGAACGGGCTGGAGGCGATCGCCCCTTTGGCCGCCCGTGAAAGCGCCCCGTCAAGACCGGCGCCATTTGGAACCATTTGCATGGCGATGATTGTGGCACCATTTGGTGCCGCCGTCAAGCGGTTGCGCCAAATGGAAACGCTTCGGTACAGTTGACCGCATGGCAAGGGAAGCGAAGGCACTGACCGAGGCTGATCAAGTGGTGATCGGCCTCATCAAGGAGCTGTTCGATGCCTCCGGACTATCCGGGCGAGCAATCGCGGACGAGCTGGCGATGTCCCGCAAGCGATTCCAGACGATCCTCAACGGGGGCACCCCCGCCCCGACGATTGGCGAGGCGATCATGATCGCTTCTGCTCTCGGTGCTCCCGCGCCCGACTTCTTGTCCGAGGCTGAGCGGCGGATAGCCGCCGGGGCCGACCGCAGCGAGGTGTGGGCTGCGCCCGCGAGCGCCGCACCCGCCCCCAAGCCCGCAGCGTCGGCCTCGTCGACGGGTTACCGCACTCGATGGGCGGGCGTGCGCGCGCTGCCCCGCCTCGGTCCCACGCCGGAGGAGCAGGAGCGCATGGCCGCGAGGATGGCCGACCCCCACAGCCGGGGCGGCCTCCCCGACGACTGGGGCGAAGAGCCACAGGTGTGAGATTCTGGACACAAAAAGGCCCCGGACGCATAAACAGCGCACGGGGCCTTTGATGCTCGCGGACTACTTCTCCCGACCGCCCCCACTGCTGTCATCGCGGGCGGAGCGGCCCTGGCCGAACACGGCCGCGAGGGCGACGAGGTCGATCGTGCCGAGCACGCCCGCGATCCATGGCTGGCCCGAGTGAATGGCGTAGACGACGACTGCGAGGGAGGCGAGGACGGCCGTCAGGCCGTACCGCTGGCCGCGCGCAGCGAATTTGGCCGGCACTGTGAAGGGGGCGCGCACGGTGAACGATTCATCCTCGACGGCGCGCTCCAGGGCGCGCACGTACACGCCGTAGACCTCGGGGACCTCGTCGCGCATGGCGGCGAGTGCCTGGGTGTCGGGTATCGGGACGGGTGTGTGGAGGTGGTTCTCCTGTATGAAGGCGACGACCTGCTGGGCTACCTGCTCGACCTCGGGGGCTGGACCGTGGTCAGCGTGCGGCCCGCCCGCACCATCAGGCGACTGGGGTGCGTCGGGGTCGTCTGGGGCAGCTGGGAGCGCATCGCCTCGTAGCTGCGCTGGCCGGTCATGTCGAAGACCGAGCGGACGCCCATCATGGTCAGCTCCTTGCGGCGGCGTGACATGGGTGTCGTCGTCATGGCCGGGCTCCTCCCCCTCGCGTGTCATACGACCATGCTAATCCGGCCTGTGGCGCACTACACTATTTTGAGAGAATCATCTCGTGCTGGACGTGGCGCAGGTGCGCATGGACGCCCCTATCATCCGCGTCTGTGGGCGCGCTCGCATATGGTCGGCTTTGCGGCGAGGCGGCCGAGCTCGGCGTCACCGCGCGCCGCGCCTGACTGTGTGGCGCGGATGGCCAGCCTCCACACCTGGGACGGCCTCCCCGACGACGGGGGTTGGGCCCGGGGCTCCCCGCCCCAGTCGCCGCCCTCGCTAACCCTTGTCCACGTGCTGGACGGGGGTTTCCGCACGTCGCGGCACGAGCGGTACGCAGGTGCGCGCGGCGGTAGTTACCCTCCATCTGTGAGATATGAGAGCAAAATCACGCCTCCTGCTTTCGTGCGCCTCGTCGACGAGGCCATGCGCGAGGGTGTTCGCGTCGAGCACGCGCGCCTGGAGGGCCGGGAGGCGTGCTGGGACGCCGCATCGGGGACCGTCTGGATCGACGTCGGACTGGGGGAGCGGGCCGCCGCCGCAGCGCTCGCCCACGAGCTCGAGCACGTCAGGCGCGGCGACACCGGGCCCCAGCGTCTCGGCGTCGAGCGCCTCATCGACGAGCACGTCGCCAGGAGGTTCATCGACCCGGGCTGGTACGCGCGCGCCGAGAGCCTCGTCGGCCCGGACCCGGACCTGATCGCCGACGAGCTCGACCTCCCGCCCTGGGTCGTTGAAGCGTGGCAGCGGTGGGTGAGATGGGGGAGTCTCACTATGCGACCCCCCTTCCGCTCGTCCGTATTGCCGAGTAAGTTTTGAGACGCAGGCCACCCGTCTTGAGGCGTTCAATGACGTGCCCCATAGTTCGGTGCGCGTGCGCACCAGCGACGGTGAGGATAGATCCCCCGTCGACCACCAGACACACGGAGGACCCCTATGCTCGACTTCACCGCCATCGACTTCGAGACCGCGAACTCCAAACGCGCTTCTGTCTGCGCCGTAGGCGCGACTCGCGTGCGCGGCGGAAGAATCGTCGAACGCTTCGTCCAGCTCATCCACCCACCCCTTGGATACGACGAATTCAACGAATGGAACATCCGGGTCCACCACATCCGCCCAGAAGACGTGGCAGATTCGCCCTCATGGCCCGAAGTCGCACCCCGCCTAAGCGCCTTCATCGGGGAAGACACCCTCGTAGCGCATAACGCGGACTTTGATTCATCCGTCATGGTCGCCGCATGCGAAGCAACAAACCTGCAATGGCGGGTGCCGCAGATGGTGTGCACGCTCGAACTCGCTCGAACCCACCTGGAACTCACAAGCTACAAACTCACTCGAGTGTCGAAAGAACTCGGACTCCCAAAGTTCACGCACCACGAGGCGGGGGCCGACGCGGACGCCGCAGCACAAGTGCTCATCGCACTCGCAGCGAGGCTCGGCGCAACCACCATCGCAGAAATACAAGCCGCAGCCCCAGTGCGCAAAACCGCCACAACACGAACACTGCCAGGCTACATCATCCCCCAGGCCCGCCAGATGATGGCCGAGCAGGGATTCATCGCGCACCCCGCAGAGCTGAAACACCCCAATGGACGCGCCAACAACGGCGAGCCTTGCGTGGTCTGCGGACAACCGGTTCCCCGCAAAATCCATTACACGAAACGCGACCGCCATACGTGCTCCGACAAATGCGATACGTCACTCAAACGCCGAGCAAAACGAGCACTCGACAAAGCGCTGTACGACATGTAGAAGAAATGGTGGATATTATGTGCAATAGAATTGACTGCGCATAGTATCCCCCATAAAAGCATGATTTGGCGGACACGCTACTTTATGAGCAGTTTCCAGACGGCCCAGCCCACGAGGGCTGCGAGCGCCAGTAGCATGATGAGCAGGAAGATCCAGTCACAGACTTTCATGGTCGCGTAGAAGAACGTGTACTGCTCGGCGGCGCGGTCCATCTTCTCGGCGCGGGTGGCGGCGCCGGAGTACCGGGAGTAGGCGTAGGCGGCGAAAAGGGCGAGAAACGGGTGCCACTTGGTGGCTTCGACGATCCACTTGGGGCCGATGTCCCCGCTGGGAAGGTCGGGGCCAGGGGGGACGGGGGCGTCCAGGTCCGCGTCGCCGTGCGTCTCCGTGGCGGTCGGTGGCGCGCTGGGGCGGCCCGTTTTTGGGGCGCACACGTCGGGCTGGGGCATCGCGGCATCGTCCAGGAGCGAGTCCGCCTCGTACCCGGGAATGCCTGGCTCAGTCAATGCCCAGGACCTTCATCCGGTAGGTCATGGCCTGAAGGGAGACCCCGAAGCGGGCGGCCATGTCGATGGGGGAAGCGTCCGCAGAGCGCAGCTCTCTGACCCTCGGCTCGGGCATCAACAGGCTTCCGGCGAACTCGTTCGCGTAGATCTCGGAGGCGGTGCCGCGTCCCGCGTCGGAGCGCTTGTCGACGAACTGGGCGCCGGGCTCGTCGGCGTGGCTGACGAGGTGGCCCACCTCGTGGGCGCACGTGAATCGCTTGCGCACCAGCGGCTGGTCCACGTCGATGTAGATGTTCGGCCCCGCCGAGTCGGACTGGAGCATGCCGAACGTGTCGTCGCCGAGCTGGGCGGTGAACACGGAGGCCCCCAGGTCGCGGGCGATGCGCACGACATCAACGGGCAAGGCTCCGTCCCAGTGCCTGTCCAAAGTGTTCTCAGCGTCCTCGCGCGCCATTGCGCGGAGCTGCCCGACGGTCTTCCCCTCAAGCCTCGGCATTATACACCTCCTTCGTGACATTCTAGCTACCCCCAGTGTAGCGGGAAATCCGCTAACCCAGCCCGTTTTGGGACAACTGCCATCATGGCTAGCACTCCTGATGGAACCTCATGCTCAGCCGGTCACGACTGCGTCGTCGCGGACGCGCGGGCGAGCATGCGCCCCATCGCCGCCGACGTGGCCGCGCGCCGCTCAGGCAGCAGATGCCCGTACCTGTCCGCCGTCGTCGTGATCGACTCGTGCCCCAGCGCGTACTGCACGGACATGAGGTCCAGGCCCGCCGCGATCATCCACGACGCCGCCGTGTGCCGCAAATCGTGGATCCGCGGACGCACCTCCAGCGCCCGATCAATGGGCACAGGCTCGATCCCCTGCACCACGCGCGCCACCCGCACATCCGGTCCGGCCCCCTCGGGGCGCGCGGACTCCCCACTCGCCAGGCGCACCACTGGCAGCCACACACTCCTGTAGAACCACGCGTGGCGCACGAACCCGCCACGCACGGACGTGAACAGCAAGGCGTCCCGACGCCGACCGTCCGCGAGCGCGCGCAGTCGCTCCTCGAGTGCGGGGGCGATCGGCACGGTGCGATTCGACCTGCGGGTCTTCGGCGGACCGATGGAGAACCGTCCGCTGGACATCTTCCATGCCTTGTTGATCCGGATCGCTCCATCGGTGATGTCGGCCGGGGTCAGGGCGGTGGCCTCCGACCATCGAGGGCCGGCGGATGCGAGGACTGTCACGAGGGTCTGGTAATGCGGGGGGACCACCGATAGGAGCACGGCGAACTGCTCCGGGGTCAAGAACACCATCTCGGTCCCCAATCCTCGGGGGAGCCGCGTCCCTGCGGCGGGGTTGCGGGGAATGATGCCGCGCCGGGCGGCATCAGCCAGAACGGATGACAGGAACCCGTGGTAGTTCTTGATCGTCTTCGGCGATGCCCCGTCACGGTCGAGGATGTTCACCCATTCACGGATCCTGTCGGCGGTCACGGCCGCCACCGGTAACGCCGCGAGTGGGGAGAGCCTGGCGGCGAGCATGCCGCGGTACTCGGCACGGGTCCTCTCCTGCACGCCCGTCAGACGCTCGATGTGGGCGAGCGCGAACTCCCCGAACGGGATCGTGGCGCCGGAGTCGATGATGCCAGCGGACGCGTCCAGGACTCGGAGGGCCTCTGCGGGACCCAGGTCGTCGACAAGCCTCTTGAACCGGAGCGCGTCCTCGGGGACGTTGAACGTCGTGGAGCTCTGGCGCCCGTCAATGCGGTACAGGACCATATGGGCGACAGTGCCGTCCGACCGGCGGCTGTGCCGGATTGACGCCAT